AGCACATGTATGTCTACCTCTAATGGTAACTGGTACCGCACAATGTGCAGTTTAGTCAACATTCGTGATAGAATATCCCAAACAAGGAGCACTATATGAAGAAGAAGAATAAATTCGACCCCTTCACACCCCACGAAACTGTCGCATATTTAAAAGTCTTTGGACTTTCACACATGCAATCTATCGAGGTTGCTAAACTTGTTTTCAAGTGGTTGTCTAATAATGGTGTTGAATATACCGTGAAGCGATTAAAGATGTATAAGCTTGCTTATATAAATTTGATGGCTGGTGTATCTAACCCGTTCAAGGATAGCCCCTGGATCGCACACGAAGGTGTGAGAATCAAGGGTCCATTTAAACACATTTTTAGTCTTGATCATCAACAAGCATTAGGTTGCCTCCTCCTCTACAGTTCTTTCGTAGCTGAGGAGCCCCTAAAGGCTCAAGTCGACAAATTCAAGAAAGCAGTCGAATCATCACCGGTATCAATGTTAGATACTGGTATTGATCCTGTTATGCTTGATCAATCACTGTCTGATTTAAAACTGGTTAACTCTGGTTTTTCTTCAGTAAGATCCTGGACATCCAGGGGCAAAACCGTACCCTTTATTACAAAGCGACTAACTATCGCACCTTGTAAAGCGAGTGTGTCAAGCATGCTTGACAGTTTTGTTATCCCCCAGATTTCCTGGTTCCTCCACAAGGAAGGAGTAGTTAACCTACCTTCTGATATTCATGCCATGTTCGCGAAAAGTTCAATCGAGAGGACCGATAGGTCTCTCCGATACAAGGACTTTAACAACTACGTTGGTATGATATCTTTCATACAGGAGCCCGGTCTAAAGTTAAGAACCGTGGCAAATCCTTTTCCGGCGTATCAGTTGGCTCTCTCAAGATTAGGTAGAGGTCTTTATGACCTTCTACGTAAAATCCCTGAAGATTCAACTTTCTGCCAAGATGCGGCTGTTATAGAGGTACAAGAGTATCTTCGTGAGGGTAACTCCCTCATGTCGATTGATCTTGCATCTGCTACTGACACCTTCCCTTTCTCCGTCACTCTTAGAGTGTTGGAGTCACTGGGGTGTAATGCTAATGATTTGGATCTATTCAAATCGGTATCCCGAGGTACATGGTCATCTCCTATCGGAGACATATCATGGACTAACGGACAACCTTTGGGTGTATTTCCATCATTCGCTGCTTTCGCCTTATCCCATCATGCTATAGTTAGACTGGTTAAACCAACTTTCTATAGAATTCTTGGTGATGATATTGTGATCGATTCGGAATCTGGGATTCGTCTTAGATCTCTGTATGCACAACTACATCTTACCATATCGGAAGATAAAAGTATGAACTCTGATTCACTCTGTGAATTCGGAGGTCGACTGATAACTAAGGATAGGGTATATGTACAACCCAAGTGGAAACGTGCCTCTGACAACTCTTTTGTTGAGCTTGC